ACCGTTGGCGGCGGCGGCGGCGGTGCTGGTGCTGGCGGTGCGGGCGGCAACGGTGGTAACGGAATTGAGTGGGATGCATCTCATGGTTCCGGCGGCGGTGGTGGTGCTGGCATTGGTACCTTCGCGAGTACTGGTACTGGCGGTCTCTATGGCGGCGGCGGAGGAGGACGCAATAATGGTCTTGGCGGTCAGGGCATTATCGTCATTAAATATAACTAGCTCATCATGAAATTTCCTATCGCACGGATCGGAGATACTTCTTCTCATAATGGGAAGATCATAAGCTCTTGCATGACAACAAAAGCTGAAGGAAAATTAGTAGCACGTGTCGGAGATATGCATCAGTGTCCGATCGAAGGGCACGGAACTACTCCAATACAAACCGGATCACCGAATCACGTTACTGAAAATCAAAAGACAGCTAGAACATCCAGCGTGACCGGATGTGGCGCCACTATCATCGGTGGCTGTATGAAAACTTTCTGTGACTAGCAAAGGAGATTTTTATGAAGAACATGTCTCATCGTCATCGTCGTGCTGCATTAAAGAGTGCCGCTGTAAGAGGTCCAGAGCTTAAGCCATATGTCATTCTCGATGCTTCTCATCGTCCTGACCTGCGAGGCGAGTTTGGCGGCGTTAAGGTAAAGAAGCTGCCGAATGGAAAACAAGTTGTCCATTTGACAGACAAGACTGCTCGCTTCTATCTGGATTCCGGTAGCATCGCTCCAATGGATAACAATACCAATGGCTGATACTGGATTACCAAATACTGCTGCTCTGCCGGAGGATAGTAATACATTCTTCGCTGAAGCGAATGCAATCTGGCCAGGACTTCAATCTGGTCAGGCTTTAATATCTCCTGCGCGCAATGGTATGAATCGCCAGACCGGACAAATGATGCAGGGATGGGATCATGTTCAGCAATCTATGGAATTGATATTTGCTACTCCATTTCACCAAAGGGTATTGCGGCGCTGGGTTGGCTCTTTTGTACCGCACATTCTTGGCGAGAGTGCAGTGGCCCGGATTGTAACCAGGTTCTTCTGGGCTATTGTCACTGCTATTGATCTTTGGGAGCCAGACTATCGAATTCAACAAACATATATGATGGGCGCTGCTTTACAGAATTGGTCTCCTGCGGATGCTTCTTCGGTTGATCAGCTTCTTCGACAAGGCCAAGCGATATTCCGTACAGAGGGCATGTACTATCCGAGAGGTCATCTAGGTGACTTCACTCCGTACATTCAGCAAAGCTCTGGTCTTGTAAGCAATGGGCAATATTTTAACGTCGTTCCAGTTACTGGATCGCCGGTAGTAGTATCGGCGGCAGCAGCCGCTGCAAACGCGGCGACAGCCTAATGAAAAGTACGGTAAAAAGAAACGATGGCGAGGAAGTAGAATGCTTCTATTACCCAGATGTTTTTAGTAATGTGACTGATCTTGAACATGCGAAGCAATTAACCGTTACCAAAGAGAAAGATTTGACTTCGGAAGAACGATGGAAGGTAGAGACGAAGTTTGCTATCGATACGTTTCTAAAATTTGTATATCTAAATAAGAATTCAAGAGTTCTAGATTATGGGTGTGGAGTAGGTCGGCTATCGAAGGCACTCATAGATCGTGTCGATTGCTCTATAGTCGGAGTTGATATAAGTCCAAGAATGCGTTCATTGGCGATGGAATACGTCAATCAATCCTGCTTTGAAGCTTGCTCATCGGAAGAATTAAGAACATCAGTCATGAGTTTTGATTGTGCGATTGCAGCTTGGGTTCTTCAACATTGCGCAGTACCGAGCATGGATATCGATTTACTTGCTGAAGTATTGAAACCTAAAGCGCACCTTTTGGTCCTTAATAGTTTTTCGAGAACTGTTCCGATTAAAGTACCTTCCGACGATACATTGTGCTGGATGGATGATGGTATTAATATTCAAGACCTACTTCTAAAATATTTTATACCAATACAGCATGGAGAATTTCCTGCAGAACTAGCACCATTGAATAGTGGGACTTATTGGGCGGTCTATCGTCGTAAATAGGAGGTTACCATTCCTCGTCTTGGTGTAATCGAACTATCACAGCTGCCGCCATTCCAGGTTCTGCAGACTATTAGCAGCGATGACATCATCACGCAGCGTATGTCGCAGCTTGTAATTATCTGGCAGCACAACGATCCCCCTAACTTCGCTCAGTATGATGTTGGAGGACTAGAATTCGACCCTATTAAGATCAATCAGGAATGCAGTGCCTATTTCGAGACCTTAGTTAGAGACCGTGTAAATCAGGCCTGCAGGGCCGTTACATTAGCTTTTGCCGTTGGCGGAGACCTCGATACGATAGCTAGCCGATATCCCGGAGGCATGCCGCGCCTTCCCGGCGAACTTGACTCGGCTTATCAAACCCGGATTTGGCTGTCTCCGAATACCTTGTCGCCAAATGGAGTTTATGAAAGCTACGTTTTCTTTGCCTTTACTGCGGCTGCTACCGCTGGATCGCCATTGCGTGACTGTCAAGTCTTATCAACTCCTGGACAGCCGAATGTTGCGATAACAATCATGGCCGATGGCAGTCCAATTACAGCTTTACAAAATAGCGACGGTACTTACAATGGTCAATTCTCGGCATATCCATTGCCAACGCCAACCAACACCCTTATCACATCGGTCTATAGCTATATCATCGCTCCGGGTTTAGGCCGCAAGGGACTGACGGATGTAGTAAGTGTCAATGGTCCTAAGATTGTAAATGTCGTTTATGCTATTCGCATCATACTATATCCAGGATGGGATGTTGTTGGGACGATGAATGGGCTATATCCCGCATTGGCAGCTTTGTTAGAGAGCCAACGCTTTCTAGGGTTCTCGCATACACAGGCAGCGATCGATGGCGCACTGAAGACTTCCGGGGTATTCAATGTCATTATCGATAGCCCATCTGCTGATGTTATTATCGGAACCGATACAACGATAGTAGTTCAAAGCGTATCGCTATCATATGGCGGTCGCGGAGGATTTGGCCCTCCTTCACCGGCATCATAAGGTGTTTTCTAAGTGCCATCATATACGATAGGAAGCACCCAGAATTGGACAGTGCCTGCCGGTTGTTTGTCGCTCGATGTGGTGGCAGCGACTGGTGGTGGCTATCCCGGCACAGCAGGCGGAACGGGTGGTAGCACGAATGCTGGCGCTGGTGGTGCTGGCGGTGGCTCCGGTTCTTATGCTGTTTCGGTTAATACTGCGGTCACTCCGGGTGAGTCGCTTACGATCTACGTTGGTGCGCCTGGCGGATATAGCGGCATCTTCAGTAACACTAGAGGCTTCTGGATTGCTCTAGCCTACGGCGGCAGCGGACAAAGCGGAGGCACTGTAGGTGCCGCTAACTATCAAGCTGTAAATGGAAATCCTGGTGCTTCTGGCAGCGCACACGCCTCGCTAGTAAATGGCGGTGCTGGCGGTGCGGGCGGTGGATCGCCAGCCTATGGCGGCGGCGGTGCTGGCGGTGCTGGCGCAGTTAATCTTGGCGCTGGCGGCGGCGGCGGCGGCGCTACTAACTATGGCGGTGGCGGTGGCGGTGGCGGCGGCGGCGGCGGCTCAGGATTTGCATCTAATGATCCCGGTGGCGCAGGCGGCCCTGGTCTTCAGGGTATTGTTACCTTCTCTTATACTCCGAATTTCCTACCGACTGTAACTAGCCTTAGTACAACTGTCGGGCCATCTGGTGGTGGACAAGTTATCTATGTCTACGGTACCAATTTTGATCAGGGCGTATCTCAAGTTTATTTTGGCGGAGTACCTGCTGCCTCGTTTGTGGCACAATCCGCTAATCAGATTCAAGTTGTTACGCCAGCACATGCCATTGGTACTATCGATGTCCAAGTTGCGAATGCTTATGGTACCAGTTACAATCCTGGGCCTGACTCGTTTACATTTAGTGTAACTGCGTGGCCTGATAACGCGGTATTTCTTCCTGGCCCAACGCTTAGGGCGTTTGCTGGAATTAATCATCCGATATCGGCTGCTCTTTCGGTGTCATCTTCATCTGCTCAGGATACCTCTAATCCGGTTCAATTTCTAAGTACCGTATTTTCTCCGGGTGCAGCTTTTGCTACGATTACTATTAATCAGCCGAAGTCTTTGACTGCTGTTTTTTCACCTGCTGTAAATCTTGGAGCGTATGTCGGAGCAGCAAAGTTTATTTCAACACATTTACAGCCGGCAGCAGTATCTAACATTATATTAGCCCAGAATGCCTTGCTTAAGGCAGGATGGCAGAATGAATTAGATTTCATTCCATTTTTATCGCTTAATCAGATACAACATAACTTCGCATCGATGTCGGCAGAATTTATCCTGCCGCCTCCCTATGTGGATCGTGTTGGATTGTTGGCTGCTAATTGGCCAATCAACGTTGGTGTGTCCGTTGATTTATTCCCTGCCCAGTTTATTGGTGCTGTGCTTCTTATAACAGCTGAAATGTTCCCGGAAGAAGAGTTTGTAGTAGCATATTGGAATTCATACGGATCGCAGGTTCTTTACGCAGCAGCATCTGGTCTAGAAAAGTCTATGATCGATGTTGATGTTCCGCGCCTTATCAATATCGATGCTGAATCTATTATCGATAGCTGGGACCCTTATAACTGCCCGATACAGCTATTGCCATATCTAGCGTGGGCAATGGGGGTAACGTTCTGGAATGACCAATGGTCTGAGGAGACAAAGCGAACCTGGATTGCTGTACAATGGCAATTTAAATCGCTTCGAGGTACCGATGCCGGCATTAGCATGGCGGTTGATTTCGCAGGACGCGATGTCAGTCCTTATGGCTATTATGTACGAGATTTTATAA